TGTATATTGAATCCATTGTTGATATGCACAATTTGTATTGCAAGTGCATGGACATCCGACTTGCTCGCAAGTAACCAACGCGCCAGGAGTAAAAGTTACGGTGTTTTCTGCCGTTTGATATTCAAAGAAACATTCGCATTCGGTCACGCCATCAACGCACAAAACAAAACAATCAGATGCATTAGTTACACAACACGCCCCGAGGCAGGGATTCTCTGCGCAAGTCCCTGCAACCCAACGACAGCCGTTGATGGCTTCGCATTGCGCTTTGGTTTTATCATCTAGGCAACCAAAGCAATTTTGTTCGTCGTTGAAATTTGAGCAACAACAATGACCAATCGGATCGCAACAACAATTTCCAAATGCATTGATCAAACTCATTTCGTCGACCTTCCCCACGCGGCGGCAAATAGCGGATCACTCGCCCGCTTTGCCGCTACGAATTCGCGCGCGGTAGCAGGATCGTCACTGAGCATCTTGCCCGCAAGATCTGCCTCGTTCTGCACTCGGCGCGGAATCCAACCAATGGCGACACGGATGAGCGTGCCGATTCCTGTCTGCCACAGCGCCACCACCAGCGCCACCGCAACGACTGCTCCGAGCGCCCACTGAATCAGCGTCGCCCAAAACGGCACGATGTCTTTCACGCCTGCCACGGCCGTCGAGATCTGCGAGACCTCATGCAGGATCACCGCAGTGTCGCCTTTGATGACGACAGCCGCCGCCACGATCTCGGGCTGAGTGGAGTTCGCCGCAATGAACGACGCACGCTCAGAGATTGAGTGTGCGGCGCTTGCGGCGACGCTGGCGCTGCTGGCGATCTCCTTGGTCGCCGAACAGCCCGCTGTGAGGGCGACGAGAATTATCGCTTTGTGAACCATGCTTTGAGTTCGTTAAAGCCGAAGACCGAGCCGCAGAGCCAGCCAACCAGTAATAGCAGGCAGCCAAAGAAAGTAGTACCGAGAGCCTGAGAAAGAAATTCCATGTGTCCTCCATTATTTGAGATTCATCCGATCAATCTTCAACGCCAACGCGGCGATAGTTTCCGTGTGTTTTTCGTCGATGGCTTGGCCGCGTATCACAGCCTTTTGCAGTTCGAGCGCAACGATGCGCAGTTCCTGCGTGTCGCTTGCGATGCGTGTGAGCACAGCGTCGCGGCGACCTAGGTCGACGGCGTACAGCCCGAGCGCAATCAAGATGCTGATGAGTTGCCCGACGAGCACTGTCGTTTGAAGCGGTGTCAAAGATGGCTTCTTTGCGGGAGCCATTATGCGCAGGTTCCGTCGATGGCGTTTGCCATTGAGAATGTAAAGATGATATTTGAATTGGCTGATCGATCCACGAACATGTGGACATAAGTGCCGACTGCAATCGGTTGAAGCGTGTAGCCAGCGGGGATGTTTGCGTGCGTGATGCCAGGGCCGTTCTTAGTTCCGCTCGCCTGTTGCAACGCCTCGCATGTGTTGTATGCGTAGTCGCCTGTGTTGGTAAATGTGTATGACGATCCGCTTACAACATCAAACAAATTAGATGCGTCAAGCGTTCCTTCAGCCCACTCATATTTCCATCTACGATTTGCGATGATTGTGGTCGACGCTGTAATTTTTGCAATAAAGAATGGGTGTCGATCTATGAATGAACTTGTCGAATCCGTGCGCGTGCGCTCGTTCGCCTTGGCTGAGATCTTGTTCCAACCGCGTGTAGTAATTGGCCCGAACCCGCTCTTGATGTTCGGCTTGATATCCATTAGGTACTCACGATTCCAAGGACTGAGAATGCGGTTGTATCTGGAAACGGCTGTCGCCAAAAAACTACAGAAGCAGTTTCGACATTTGTTGCGCTGACTGGCGAGCCAGGTGTTGGTCGGCTTGTCTTCACGCCCTTGAGATCCCGCATTGCAATCTGACGCATGTGATACAGCGTCGGGTCGTAGTTGAATTGGTAGTTGATCTCATACACATTCGGGCCTGTTCGGCTCGTGCTTGCGCCTGTGAATACCAATGTCCCTGTTGCGCAAGTAAATGTGTTTCCAGTCGCTCCAAATACAAAAGAGGCGCTGTTTCTTTTGCCTGCTACCGCCATGATCGTTGCATAATTAGGTCGACCATAGATCACATTTCTGATCGAGATACTTGCGATTGGCAATAGAAACGAGATAGGTTCTCCAGCCGAATCTGATTTTGTTCCACCAATATCACTATCGTTTTGAGTTCCGTTCGATGGCACTGTCGTGCCTGTGCGCCAAATGTCGATTGCTTCCTCGCGGATGTTGGTCTCGATAGATGTGAACCCGACCTCGGTCTCGGTCTTTACATCTGCCGTCACAACATTCACGCCGTCGCCCATTGTCGATTCAAAGGTGAATACGGCAGACCATATCTTGTCCATTCCGTCAGATACTGGCGTATAGGTTGCCGATACAAAGCGCATGTATGTTGCCATCGTCGTATCGTCGCCTGCGCCAAATACTTCGTATGCGCTTGCGCCCGATGCGATTGTGTAAACATTAATAGATGCATCCGCATCATCACGCACAAGATAGTTTTGCGAACCGTTCCACTTGCCTCGGTCAAATGTTGCCGAGCGTGATTGCTTGATCCATTGAAGAGCCATTAAGTAGTTCCTCCCATCGCATTGAGAGAGTCTGCGATCTCTTGCAAGATGTCGGTGTGCAATTCAGTTGCGTTTAGTTGTTGCTTGGCGATGTCCATTTGCTTTTCAATGGAGAAATCGGTCGACCCGGCGACTTTGATTGATCCGATGGCGGTGCTCAGACCTTCCACATTTGATGTGCCAGCGGCCTTGGCATTGAGTTCCGCCTCGGTCTCGGCGTAGGCTTGCCGCGCTTTGGCTAGATCGTTCTGACCGTCAAGTGCTTCCTTGTTGGAGTCTTCTTGAAATTTAATTCTTTCCTTGAGAAGATCATTTTTCTTTTTTTCGTCGTCTTCGATCTCTTTGGTCATGTCACTGAACCATTCCAAAAGATCATTTTGATCTGCTAGTTTAGAATTATATTCTTCTTGAGATGTTTGCAAAGTTACAAGAGTTTCTTGCATTGTCTTTCTTTGCTGATCTTCCATCTTGTTGATCTGAGCAGTTAAATTTTGTCTAAATTGAGTATCTGTTATATCTCGACCTTTAAGCCTCTGTTGGTCTTCCAATGTTTTGATATATGTCTGATTTGCTTTTAAATACTCCGCCTGCATTTGAGCGAGAACTTTATTGTTTGAAATTTCATCTTCGGACATTGAAAACTGTGTATTTTTGTCCGCTGCTGATTGAATTGCAACATCTCCAATTTCATTGCCTCTTTTAATAGAATCTAAAGTGGATTTCAAACCGTCAAAATTTTTACTTGCTCGTTTTGCTGCTTCGTCTAATTGATCAATTCCAGCCACCCATGTGCCGATCTCTGTTCCAATTTGCATAAAAGTTCCAAGCACTGGCAGTCCTTCAATGACGGATGTGACCGCTTTAGCCGCAACCATTCCAAAATCGCCAAGGCCTTTGACGCTTCCATCTTTCATGCCTTTGATGGTGGCAAGCATGATCTGTTGTCCTGTTTCAATCGCTCCAAGGACTCCGACGGCTTTTAAGCCAGAAGTCATGGCATTCTTCAACTGCTTCTGATTTATCTTTTCAATACTGCCAGCAATACCGCTGCCGCTTTTCTTTGCGGCATTCTCTGCGGCTTTCATGCCTTGCACGAATGGGTCGGGATTCGCGTAAAGATCAACCGTCATCTTTCCTGTGATTGCCATTACTTGACTCCCATTTGATGCTTTAGTTTTTTAATGGAGACAAGTGGATCTGTCTTTGGTTTTTCGACATACGCCATGAAATCCTGCGGCGTGAACGATCGGGATCGACTTGACCTGTGCGCGTTGGCGACAGTTGACGCAACGATGCCAGCGGCGAGATCGCCGCGCTGGCGTGAGTCAAGACATCCAACGATGCCTTGATATATGATCCATTCTTGGAGTTCTTGTGAGGACATTCGATCTCCTAATTCCGCCACTGTCATTTTCAACTCAGCCGCAAGCGTGAACATGAACATGCGTATCCCGTTGCGGCGCGTCAGTTTTTTTCGAGTTCCTCTGCGTCCTTAGCCCCAAGGCCCGAGAGACGCTGGCAGTGCTCATACAACTTGTCGATCACGCTTGCAGGCATTGCGCCGACATGATCCATCTCAGCATCCGTGAACAGTCTCACGCCAGTCTCGTTGTCTGTAATACATCGAACAACAAGACTGGCGCGGATGCTCCTTACACCACGCTTTATGTCACGCTCAGAAAAAACCCACTGTTCCCATAAATCCCGTTCGTTCGCTGTTAAACCGCGAAGTGAGACGAGACCGTCAATGCCCGCAACCTTTACAGTCGCGGTCGGGATCTTGAGCGCAAGTAGTTGTTCTCTGATTGACATGGTGGCTCCTGATTAGGTGATGGTGATTGCGCCTGTGCATTGCAGACTGATGGATGCTGTGATGATTGCATCGGTCGATGCCTTGATTGAGTAGCCAGTCACGATTGCGCTTCCCGATATGGTTGAACCATCGCTTGAGGCAATCGCAAATGTGTTTGATGTGCGGGCCGTGATCGCCGCCTTGATTGCGTCTTGGCCCGTGTCTGCGCCGTTGCTATTCACATCGCAGGAAATTGTGCCTGGCGTAATAATGCCGGGCAGAAATGCCTTGGTCGTTGAACTAATAGTTGTCGATTCAACCGCTGAAACGCTAAAGCCGTCGTAAGACAACGAAGTGACTTCGCCAACCAAAACTGCGTTGTATGTGAGTGATGTTGTTCCTGAATTTGCTACAATTACTGCCATTTGTTTTTTCCTTTAGAGTGCTGGAGGTGATGGATTAGTTACAAGAGTGATCGGTGCTGGTGTCGACGCGACATACCAAATTTTCACCGTTACACTGCATACGAACACGCCGTACTCAGTGCCTTCGCTACCCATGTCGTAGGCCATGTTTGTGCCGTCGATACGAATGTTTTGGATGACCATCGGGCTGTTGCTAGCGGTCGCAAGCGATCCCGCTGAGTTGTACAGATCAACCCGCACATGGTCTGCAATGTTGGTCGCTTGCGACAGACTTGAACTGACGCAGTCAACTGTCAGAGTTGCAAGCCGCACGGTGTCGCCTGTGCCCTTGATCGTCGGGTTGAGCGCGTCGTCGCTTTGCGATCCGACGACGATGAACGGCGCTGATGTTGTCGGCGCGGCGAATGATTGAAATATCTTTGCCGAACTGCCCACAGCCGTGATCACGGTTGTGGATTGTTGCAATGCGAGATGGATGGCTTCTACGAATTTCATCGCGCCGCCTTGTTCATTTCTTTTGCTATGCGAGCAAAGACCTTTTCGAGTCCGTAGCCGATGTCCTCGGTGAATTTGGCGTTGATTGTTGCGCCGTACATTTTGAAGAACTTGCTGAATACTTGCCAGCCTTGATAGGCGCGTGATGGATCTTTATAGCGGCCGTGCTCGATGAGCCAGGAGTTTTGCGTCCTGCCCCAAATTCGTGCCCACACAGTCGCCTTGTTCCTGCCAATTTCTTTTGGGATGATCTTGTTGCTGTAGATATTGCGCGCAATGCGCAATCGGCTCTCCCTAATCGGATGCATCGGCTGATGCTTCTTGGCACGCCAGCGCCACGACTTCTGCGCCTCGGTCTGATTGATATCGTTCTTGCCCACATATGTGCCGTACATGCTCGCAAGTTTGCCTTTTGGAGCAGTCAACGCCTTGACCTCAGCCTTGCGCAAGACCTTGTAGATGTCGTCGCTATGCAAAGTCTTCATCTGATCAAGGAACTGATCCAAGCCTTTGATGATCTTGCCACTGCTTGACATTACGCATCCACCTCTCGGCACTGCATGATGAGCGTGTGGCCCGCCGACTTGTAGTCGACGATGGACACAATCTCGAATGTGGTGCTGATTGTCGTGCCTGTCGATGCAGAGCGACTCAGGCTTGCGGTAAAGCGGTCGTAGTTGTTTATGCCCGGATAGAAGTTTGTCGTGATCTGATGCGTGACGATCTGCTGAAGCGCCATGTGGTTGGTCTTCTCCACCGCGCTCGAGTCTTTGATCTCGCCAAAGATTGTGTCGCCAGTCGTGTAGGTGTAGGTCGGCGTGCCAAAAGATCCGAGAGCCTGCGTGCGGGTCTTGATCACAAGAGGAGTCCGCATCATGCCGCTGTTCATTGATATTCCCCGCTCTTGTACTGAGCAATAAGCGCGGAGATGGTGTGTGGCACGGCGTACTGTTGACCCGGTGACAGCGTGGATCGGTAGTCGTACAGCGTCGAGCACATCATCAAGATGGCGTGCTTGAGTGCGATCGGGATCGCAGTTGCGCTTGAGCCGTGACCCGCCACATAGACAACTGTGACCACGCCTGCGCCGCCGCCGACGAGTGACGGCCATGACTTGCCGTCAAGTAATTGAATTCGTCCAATGCCGTTGTACGACTTCACCGTGTAATCGGTCGACGCTGACAAGGTCTGCGTGTTGCCCGATGTGTCGACATATTGCACGCTCGTAACGCTGACTAGCGGCGAGCGCGGCAAGGCGATCTCGTATGACGAGCCGTTGTAGACCTCGCCGCTCGAGCCTTGCACAAGCGTGTTCTGCGGGAATGCGTCGTAGACCGATGTGAATGTCGTGTTCGGGATTGCGATGCCGCAATAGTTCTCGATCATCATGCGGGCTGTCGTGATGATTGATGTTGACCCGCTGGTGCTTGCTTGGATATATGTGGTATCTAGAGAATGAAACACACGCAAATGCGCAAGGCATTGCGCAGTCGTGATCGGCTCGAAACTCGGAGCGGTTGTGATTGTTGTGTTCACTCTCATGCGAATACCCTCATCGGAGTTGTCGGTGCGGGGTCGAGGATTGGGAGTTCGTCTAGTTGGTCTTGGGTGAGATCGCCGCAGACCCGCAGGTTTGCGTGGTAGCGTGAATCGACTACTTCACCATCGGAATAAATTGAGCCGATGAAATCAATGTCCACGCGGCCGCCGTCCCACTGACCGATGATGTCGCCGCTGGCGTTGCGAACAGCGACACCCGCCGCAATCAAGCACGCTTCCATATTCGACTTGGTAGATGTGCGGAGGAAATAGTCGATCATGTTGACATCGCAATCAGTTGCGCGCTTGTGAGCGCAGTCGGGTAGTACTTGATCTGGCGAATACTGCCGTTGAGAACTGTCGTCAAATCCGTGAGCGTTGAGCCATCGGTGCTAGTTGCACCAAGCACAAGCCAGGTCGGCGCGACGCTAAACGCAATCGCTGACGATGTGGCAACAGTTCCGCCGTTCAAGCAAAGATTGACGGTGGTTGTTGACCCGACGAATGAGAATGCGCCTTTGGTTCGCGCGCCGCTTGTAATTGAATTGGCAGTTGAAACGCTGTGAGCCGCCCCAAAATCCGCAACCTTTAACACGCCCGCCGCGCTTGCTTGTTGCAAGTGAAGATGCTTTGTCGTTTGATCGCTAGTCGAAATGACGCTGCGAACTGTCGAAGTAATCCCGCGCACGCCGCCGTGCCAATCGACGAAGAATGTTCCTGTAGTTTCACCTGTAAACCAACTTGAAAAGTTGGTGCTGGTCATCAATGCGAGATCGGGGTTGCGGGTTACTTGCGCTGTAGTTGTAGGAATGTATGAACTTGGGGAAGCGCCTAGTTCAACCTGCACACCCCAAACATAAATAGTCGCAGTTTCATCATTTGCAGGAATATTATCCCACAACATTATTTGCGGCGCGGCACTTGTGTCGCCCAAAGTATATGTATGTGTAAATCTAGTCCATGTAGTTGTAACAACACAACCTATTCCCGTGCTAGAACCTAAACGCAAACCGACATTTTTTGTGCCTGTGACAGTTCGCATCCATACAGAAAATGTATAGGTTGAAGATGTTGTTCCTGTAACACCAATTTGTTGAACCCTAGAAAATGTTCCACCTGTTTTGTTTAGCACAACTTGGTAAACAGTTGCGCCGTTTCCGGGATTTGTTGCAGAAACAGAAGTCACAACGGGACTTGTTGCGCCTGAGTTGTCAACCGTCCAAACCGCGTTGGATAAATTTTCAGAATGGTATGCCAAATTTATTGCGCTACCCTCAATCAACAGCCCCTTTGCCGCAAGCGTCGTCGGGTCATAATCAAACCGCGCTTCATTCGCCACGGCCGTCGTGACATAGCCCGACGAATTGATGTAGGTCGCCGTGTTGGCTGATCGTGTCAGCACCACGCGAGAATCTAAAGAGCCACCTGTAAAATCCAAATTCAGCGTGGAGCCGTCGCCCTTGCGGCGAAACAAGAGCGCGGCGGCGGCGTTGCTTCCACTCATCGCGGTGTCGCTCCCTTCTTCACGGCTTTGCATGGCACGGCCCGCGAGCAGCACTGCACATCGTCGGAGTCTGCACGCTCGGCGTAACCGAGTGCGAGCCACTCGATCGCTGTGCGCTCGTCGACGGCGACAACTTCGCCCGCCGCGTGCACGCTCGTTGCCGTTGCAATCGTTTGAATCATTTTCACATTCGGCATAAATCCTCGGCACGCATTTCTGCGAGCCGAGGGTTGAGTCAATTCAATTCAGTGATTACGCCAACATTTGGTAAACGCTGAAAGCGTCTTTGAGCGTGATGGAGAAATCCACACGATTCGTGGCCAAATATCCAACTTGTCCCGATCCGGCGAACAATTCTTTCATGACGCGCATGCTGTAAGTGCCGCGCTCTGCGAGAACGGAATAGTTTCCGAAGTCGCCGATCACGCCGATCTTTGCAGAGTTTGTGATGGTTGGCATTGCCGCAGATGTGTAAACAGGAATACCCAACAATCGATCTGGCTCACCGAGTGCGCCAGAATTTTGCCAGAAGTATGAAACTGTTCCACCAACTGCACCAAGCGTGCGCAACTTGCCGAGAGTTGCATCGTTGACCAAGATGCTTGCATTGGTGCGGTACTGACGAGCGAGTGAGTAAACCCAATCGATCACTTCAGCGGCTGTGATTACACTTGCGGAAGCGGAAGTTTTGCCAACGGAAATCGTGGTAGCCGCTGAACCTGTACCCATCAAAGGATTGGTAGGGCCGCTGGTTGCGGCTGTTGGTCCAACAAACGCGGCTTCTTCCGCTTGTGCAAACAAACGAGCAAAAGACTCGGTGAGAATTGACTCGATGCTGAATCCCGCGCCACGCGCTGGAGCATCTTCAACAAGTTCATTCGAGACCTTCAAGAGAGCAGTCAACTTCTTTGGTGTCAAAGTGATCTTGTCAAAAGTTTGACCAGTCTCCGTGATTGTGGCCCCTTCTGCGGCAAATGTCGCAGAACCAGCCGCGTTATCTACGGCAAACTCACGCGCATAGGATCCGATTGAAATCACTTTTGCCAGTTGGCGAATTGATGTCATCGTCTTCAAGCGTGCCGTCAACTGAGAATGAAACTCCAATGGCGGTAGAACTGTGCCGCCGCTTGCCTCGCTGATTGCGCGGATCTCCATCGGGTTGGTGTATTCACCAGAGCGAATGTATGAACCCCAAGCGTTTCCGTACTCGGCTGTTTCCGTGTTGCGACCCGACTTGTTGCTTGCATTCTCAGCACCGGGAATATTGCGAACTTGTTTCGCAGACTCAGGAGCCTCAGCCTTAAAACCCGCGCCGACATTCATCAGTTCATCACTGCGCTGTCGTTGCGCTGTGAGTGATGCGTATTGCATCTTCAACGCGCTGTACTTTGCCTCGAGAGCGTCTGACATGCCTTCGCCGCTATCGTTAGCGTCGTCGCACATCTTCTTCATTTCGGCGTAGATCGCCCCCATTTTCTGAACCAGTGCCGCATATCCACTATCGTTTGCCATAATAAAAATTCCTTCTTGTTGTGTCGAGCGAGAGTCGATTACCTCAACGCTGAGGCAACAGACACGCACGCTCGACGGTGAATGTCTGTGAAAAAGTTTTAAGAGCGGTTCACATTGAGCACGCCCGAAGAATGTAAAATGCTGCCGTCCACGCGAACTGTCGCAACGAACAATGCCTGATCGTTGTCGGCAAGGGACTCGTCGAATCGAGCAACTGAAAATCCGTTGAAATTCGTAGCCAATAGATATTTGCTTGGATCAAAGAAGTGGCAGATCGTGTCGCCAGTCGTAGGAGTTCCAGTCGAGAGTCGGTGATAGATGACTGGCAGACCTTCGTAGGTCGTTCCCTCTTTCATTGATCCCGACATAGTTGGGAACAAGATTGGGAACGCCGATGGATCCCATGATGCCATAGTGCGGGAATTGATTACGGCAACACAGTTGCGCCAACTTTCATAGGGCAACGGAGAAAATGTGCTTGCGCTTGAAAGCCAAGCGGCACTGATCACATCCTTGATGGTGTTGGTTGTTGCAACGCCAGTCGACGCAGTGCGCGAATAAAGTTTCGCACTGTTGAATGAGCCTTGGCATTCTGTGCTGCCTGCGCCCATTAAAATTTGGCGATTGACTTCATCCATCAAACCCGTGATCAGTTCTTGTCGCAAATATGTTTCGATGTCGGCGGCGGCCTTGGTGTCGTTCAAAAGTTCGTTCGACACTTTCAACCAAGAGGTGATCTTGTTCAGGCTGAATGTGTACTGAGTCGTGCCACTCGTGCCCTGATATGGCTTTAGATACGCAGGATCTGCTTCGGTCGCGCCGAGACTTGCCTCAGCGACTCCAGTGTTGATTGCTGGCGGAGTCGTCATAATCGGCTGAACAAATGCGGTTGTGGTTTCAACACGACGGACGCGACTGAGAATTGCGTCCTCAGTGATTGCGTCATCAATAAATTTCGACCAACTTGTCGGAGGCAAAACAGTTCCACCGCTTGAAATGCTGAGCGCGCGAATTTCGTTTTGATCCAACTTGCGATGACCAAGTCGAAGATAGTTTTGATAAATTTCAGAATATTGATCGCTGCTGCGATCGATTTTTTGATTGTCGTTCATTCAAACTCCTTGCGTGTATAAAAGAAAACACGCAGCAAAATGCGGAAGGTCTAAGTACGCATCGGGCCAGCGTGCTCTCGGGGAGTTCGCGGAAGTCCGCTCTCGTGATCGATCGCCGTCAGGCAGCGTCGGTCGAGGCTCTATTCAGTTATGCAGCCCATTATCTCAAGCGGATTTTCGCTCGCAAGGGGTCTAGATCAAAATTGTGGAGGAGGCAGATAGATCTTTCGTTTCTTGGCTTTTGGTTGCTCGGCTCGGGCTTCGACGCTGGTTGCGGGGTTGGCGGGAAATGTCACGACCGACACCTCGAGCAACTTGGCAAGTTGCACGACTCGCGTGCCTTTGGTTTCGCCTTTAGCAGGTGGCTCGTAGGTTTCCTTCAGGCAGATAAACCCAAATGAGCATTGCGTCACAATGCCTGCACGCACCAGCGCGTGCGCTTCCTCGCTTGTGTCGGTGTCGGGCAGATCGCACTCAAAGCACAGACCCGAACGATCGGAGTAAACCTTGAGGTTGCCTGCGCTTACGCGTCCCATCGGCTTTGCCGTGTCGTGGTTCCAAAGCAAGGCGATCTTGTCGCCGTCGGCTTTGATCGATGCGTCGAAGCAGGTCGGCTCGAGTCGCTCGTAGCAGTTTCCCATGTCGTAGCGTTCCCAATTTGCGGCGATGCCGTTGAGTCGTAGCGGCTCACCGGGCTGTGGCTCGGTTTGCTCGATGCGTACTGCGCCAGCCTTGCGTGTTTCGATGTTGCTCATAGTTGCTCCTTGTTGGTTTGAATGAGTTCTTGAATCAGGCGCGTGGCAAGTGCCACGGCCGTCTCGGTGTGTCCTGTGACATGCCAGTCTGCATTTCGTGCCTCGGTCTTGATCGACTCGGCAAATGCGTTGGCGATGGCAATGCCGTCGCTTGCGCGGTCGCTGTGACCTTGCAGAACGAGTAGCCCGCGCATGATCGGTGCAATCTCGCTGGCGATGCGTCCTACATCGGGTATCCACTTGGATACCTTTTCTTTTGTGCGGCAACCCTTCAGATATTTCGATTCTGCCTCACAGCATCGCGTCATCGCCGCAAGCGCGGAAGGAAAGAATAAGTCAACTGCACGGTCAAGTGGATTTACGGTCGACTTCAACTCCGTCGGCTCAATGTCGACCGACGCTGGCACAACAGCCGACGGCGGTGGCGTGACCGCTGGGTCTTGCAATACGGGAGTGGCAGAGGCCGCCGCCGTCGGTGTGCTTGTGTTGAGCGGGAGTCGGATCGACTCGCCGCCTTCGACGGCTGGCAATCCTTCTCGCGCTCTGATTTCGTTGGGGCTTAAAATTCCATTTGTGACCGCTACGGCGTATGCGGCAAATCGCTCGCCCATCTGACCGCGAGTCATGTCATCAAAGGAGATGCGAGTGACTACATCATCGCCACGCTTGAGCAACTTGCGATTCACTTCTTGCTCGAGTCGAGCCGCCCAACCCGCCAGCGTGCTCTGCACAAATACTGCATTGGCTTGCTCGGATGACGAGTACGACACGCCGTCGTTGTCGCCGACGCGATGGCTCGGCACATTGAATGCCGCCGCGATCTGTTGGCGACAGAACTTCTTCATGCTGTCGAGGTCGCTGTCTTTGGCGTTGGTGCTGATCGCGTCGTACTTGAGACCTTCCTCAAGAATTGCAACCTTGCCTGCGCCTTGCGCGCCCGAGTGCACGCGGGCAAATGCCTCGCGCAATCTGTTCGCACCTTCTGCGCTTAATCGCCCTGGCATCGAGAGCACGCCAGCGGGGCGACAGTTGTTGGCGAAGAATCGAGATGTGAATTCTTGCAATTCTAATTCCATGCCGATCAGGTCTCTAATTCGGTGTATTGGACACTCGCCGAGCAAGGTGTCCGCAGATGGCCCGACAATGTGCAGGATGTCGTAGGGTCTGAACTTGCGTTGCTTGATTTCCTCGGATGCCTTTTCGTCTGCCTTGCCTGTCCAGTATTGGTAATAGGGTTGGTTGGCCGCGTCACGCATCATGTACATCAAGTCAGGTCGCAGTCGCTCAAGTCCGATCGGCGTGCCTGCGGGATTGCGATTGATAAATGCGAACGAATTGCCGTACAGCAGGCAGTCAGAAATTTGACTCTCCCTGAATAAAAAACTAGTGCAGTCTTCGTTTGCCTCTGCATTTAGTAGCGACCACACAGGATGCGTGACATCATTGCTCGCGCCGTCTGCGCTGTTGCGCAACACTTGCCACGGCATGCGAGCAAGAGTCTGCGAGATCAATCGCACGCAGGCGTACACAGTCGGAGCCTCCATTGCGTTGTCGGGCGAGATCGTCTTGCCAGTCCAAGCCCACGAACTCACATAGGACTGGATGCCGCCGCTGATGGGATGACCGATTGGAGTTGTGTCCTCAAACATAGATCGAGGCGGGGCTTTGCCGAGTGCGCGTGTGATGAGATCGATTAGACCCATTGCATATTTCCTTGTTCGTAGATGGAGGTTGGTGTTGCGTCTTTGTGCACCATGCACGCGAGCGCCGTGACGAGCGCGGCGATGCAATCGATGCGCTCCGTCGAACTGCTTTTCGATGGTTTGATATTGCCTGCGGGATCGGTGTCAATCATCGTGTTGGCCATGCACCAGTCGGCGACTGGATGCGCGGCGTGCTTTAACTTCTTGCCAACCACCAAGGCTTCTAATGATTTTGCCGCTTCGCTTAAACTGCGATAACCTTGTCTCACCTCGAGCATCGGTAGACCTTCTTGCGCAAGCCCGACAGCGAACTGCGTCGCATTCCAAGGGTCGTAGCCGACTGCCTTCACCGAGCGGGCAATCTTGGCGATGTCGCGGATCTTTTGCGCCACATATTCATAATCAACGACATCGCCCGGCGTGGCGATCAATGATCCTTGTGATGCCCAAGTGTCGTAGGGAACTCGATCAACCCGCGCTCGTCTGCGGATGCCGTTCTCGGGACAGAATGCATATGAAAGAAATGCGACATTCTCATCTTCGTCAACATTGATCACGGCCACGGAACTGAGGTCAGTTGTGGTGGAAAGATCTACTCCCAAATAGATGTCCTTGCCCGCAAAGTATTGCTCGTCGATTTCGGGCGCGGCGCACGCGGCCCACGACTCGAGCGAGATCCATCGCTTCTTTGTCTCTGTCCACTGGCACAAGTACAACTGTCGGAATGCGATCTCGTAGCCGGGTAACTCTTGCGCCTTATCGCATTCGCTCTTGAGGAATGATTCATCGACGCTCACGCCGAGATTCGGGTTCGCTGCTTTCCACACCGCTGGCGATTTCCAATCCGCATCTTTGTCAGCGCCAAACAGCACTGGCAAGTGCGAGCGGTCGACGACAGTGCCCGAGCGCACCTTCTCTGCATACTCATGCTGTTGGTAGCAAAGTGAGTGCTTGTCATGGCCCGCAGTAGTGATCGCAATCGAGAGCGGCTCTTGTCGTGCGCCGACTCCAGTCTGCATTGCATCCCACAGATCCCGATTGGGAGCAGTGTGCAACTCGTCGTAGATGATGCACGATGGACTCTTGCCGTGCTTCGTTCCTGCGTCCGCTGACAAGATCTCGATCTTGCCGTTGTTCTTTGAGCATGTAATCGTGTTGCGATAAATCTCAAGCACGCTCGACAACGCTGGACACGCTCGAATCATCGCCTTGCATGCGTCGCCGACGATGGCTGCTTGATCTCGACTTGATGCACAGCAGTAGACCTCGGGGCTGTTCTCGCCGCTTGCAAGGAGCGACCAAAGCGCAATCCCGGAAATTAGCGTCGATTTTCCGTTTTTTCTTGCCACGGAAATATATGCCGAACGATAGCGGCGCGTGCCGTCGGCGCGTTGCCAGCCAATTAGGTTGCCGACGATCGCCTTCTGCCACGGCTGCAATTCAAATGGCTGACCAGCCCACTTGCCTTTGCTGTGTTGCAACGCCTGCGCAAAGAATGCAAAAGCCGCGTCGGCTTTAGCCTGGACGAAGTGATCGCCGTCGCCCGCAGTTGCGACTGCGTCGTATCCGGGCAAGTCGTATCGTTTATGATCCGAACTTGAACAAGTTTTTGATCGTGTCTTCTTTGCTATCGCCGCTGGCTTTCTGACCTTGAAGTGCAACCCGACTCGAAGCGGTCAAACCGAAGTGAGTGATGATCCGCCACGCCGCGTCGCGCGACTCCCGACGCGCTCGTGCCCAAGGATTCATCATCGGTATGCCGCCTTTGCCATCGATCACATCGCCACCTGACTTGACAGCCATGTGTGCGGCGTGCTCCCCGAGAGCAATTTCGTTTGCGAGCATGCTGACGCTGATGCCGTCCTGCTCTTTCATAACGCCTAACTTCGTAATCTGTGACACGACGAGATCAAAGATTCTTTTGCTCTCGATGTTTTCAGTAATGCACGGCAACATCAGCGGTGTGCCGTCAGTGCCAACAACCTCGCCCTTGAGGCGACGCGCCCCGCGTCGCGATCCTCTTAGATTTAATATTGATGTTGGTGTCGGAGCGGGGCCGCGTGTTCCCATGCGTGCAGTTTTGCAATTTTATTTTCGCTCGCAAGTGACGCGTGAAATTTTGTTACACTCCGCATGCGATGTCATCGACACCAGCACCTGCAAAGTGTCAAATATTGGCACTTTCGACCTATAAACAACCCGAACACGCGTGTAAATTATGCCAAGCACGGTAATCCTGCGCGGACACCGATTTGGCGACCCCCCCCTGTTTCTGATGAAATAACGGCATGCCAATGGTTGATCAGAATCGCCATGCCAATGGCAGC